ATCTTTTGCTTTTTCTAATCTATCCTCATATTCAATTTCTAATTTTATTAATTCAGATTCTCTTTCTCTATCAGTATTAGCTGCTATTTCTGCTCTCATCTTATCAATTCTTTTTTTAGTTTCTTTGTCCATTTCTGGAACTAAATCTTTTATACTTCTATTATAATCGTATTTAACAAAACGATCTGGCCCTTCTCTCATTTCAACCATATTCGCATTTATAACTTGAAGTTTTTTATTCAATTCAATCATTTCTTCTAATTGTCTTATTTGTTCATTATATTGTTCAACTGTATGGCCGGTTATTCTATCTCCTTTTTCTTCTTCATCTCTTAATTCTTTTAATCTTTTTATTCTTGTTTGTAGATCATATGTTGCGTCTTTAGAATCTTTAATTCTATCTTGTTGTATTTTATAATATTCTTTAGCTTCATCTACTATATCTTGCCATTTTCTAAATATATCATCTAATAAACCATAATGAATTGCAAGAGCTGTAGCTACAGTTGCTAATATAACAATAAGTGCTGTAATTGGATTAGTCATAAATGCTGCTGCTATAGCTGAACCTATAGCTCTAAATACTGCTATAATTTTTGTGCCTAATAATATTATAGTATCTTTAAGCGCAACTAAACCAATAACTACATCTCCTATAGCAAATTTAAATTTTTCAAATAATAAACGTATTGACTGTAATACTGTAAGTTTTTTTGCAGTTTCTACAGTGTTAAATAACCCACCATTCAAAGCTTGAATTGCTGAAGTTGATCTTTTTGTATTAAAACTAAGCCCCGCAATATTCATACTCAATTCTAAAAATGACGTTGAAGCATTCCATATTAATGAAGTAATAGATGGAATTATTTTTAGTAAACTAGAATTGACTAATTTAAATAATAACATTGATGTAATTAAAACACCAATACCATAAGCAACTTCTTTAAAAGCTGGAGAAAGTCCTGTAATAGCAGTAATTAAACTTGTTATAGGGCTTAATACTGCTAATATTCCTTCTACAAATCCTTGAATAACTGGTAATATATTATTTAATATTTCAAATATATTATTAAATATAATTATAAAATCTTTAGTAGCTGGACTTGTTTTAAGAGCATCTGATAAATTATCAAATAATGTTGCTAATGATTTTGCTCCGCCGCCCTTTCCAACTTGTTCCATTAAATAAAATAGTTCATTTCTAAATCTATTTAATGCTGATGTAGCAGAAGTTGAAGCTATAACTGCTGCGTTTCCGAAGTTTTCTTTTAATGCTCTACCAAATTTTGGACCGAATTCTGCTGAAGTTATTTTACCGACTTTTAAAAGATTATCGAATTCAGCAGTTGTAACTCCAATAGCCTTCGCAGCAATTTGGAATGCTCCAGGAATACGCTCTCCTAATTGTCCTCTAATTTCTTCTGCTTGGACTTTACCCTTTGACATGATCTGAACCATAGCCTGCATAGCTTGGCGCGAATCATAAGTTGACATTTGAAACGCTGTAAGAGCAGCATTAAGCCCTTCAATAATGTCTTTTGTTTCATCTAATGTTAACCCAGCTTCTTTTGTAGTGGCAACCAATTGAGCATATGATTGTGTTTGTGATACTATATCAAGACCATACTGTTTTGATATTCCTCTAATATATTGTGTTGCTTCACCAAGATCTTGATATCCTTGCACAGCTCCTTTAAGAACTAGTTCTAAACTATTCGTCAATAATATAGCATTTGATGTATATGTTATTAATTCTTTAAATCCTATTCCAGCCATCGCATATTTTAATAAAGTAAACGAATCAGCAAGACGACTTGTAGAAGTTGATACTTGATTAATACCTTTTGATGTATTATTTAATGATGTCGGTAATTTATTAGAACCTAAAGATCTATTTATTGAATTTTGTAAGTTACTGAATGCTGTTTGAAGGGTTTTTAATTGTTTTAGGGCGCTCCCAATGTCTACTTGAACTGTTACTTGAGCTGTGTTTGCTGGCATCTGTTGAATACTCCTCATGGTGTGTTCTTAAAGATTCTGATAAATAAATTAGAATTTTCCCTCGTATATATTTTCTCTCCTCTCCTTTGTAGTTTTCTATATCAAGAATTTTTTCTATGGCAACAATACTTGGTGATCCCATTCCATCTATCATTAATGATATATATTTTGATGTAATTTCTAGAGTTTCTATATTATTTACATGAGCAAAAACATAACCACATTTCTCGCAATCTGGTTTCTTTCCTGATAACATTGACTTTGTATTAAGACATTCTTCGCAACTTACTTTTCGTTCTTTTGCGCTTCTCCATCTTGCGATTTCTGTAAGTTTTTTATTTCTTGGGCCTCATATATTTCTGCTCTAATTGACATAGCCTTATCTATAACGAATGTAACTATCTCTTGATCAAAATCAAAAATCAACTTTTTATTCTCTTCGTTACATTTTAATTCAACTCCATTTTCATCTACAAATCCTTTCCAATCATTAACACAATAATTAAATGCTGGAAAAAGATCGGATACGTTCATTTGAGTGTCTGTAGGATCAGAAGGGAGTTTGTTCATTGTGAAGAGAGAGAAAGGTTTAATAAAAAGTTTTAATTCTTGATCTTGTTCGAAATCAAACCACTTTCCTTTTGCTTTACTTTTGTTGAATTTTCTCATTGTCTATCTCCTTATCCGAAGAATTTAAATTACTATTGAAATATTTTTTCAATAGTCGCGCCGTTGGCAAACGACATTTTTCGCAGTCTGGAAGTTTACCACTTAAATCTTTTCTTGTTTCAATACATTCTATACAAGTCATTCCATCGCGTTTCAAATACCATACCATAAACGCTAATAGATCATATAGATTAGAGTCAGCAAGATATTTTAAAAAAAGACGAGGAGACATAATCCTATCATCTCCTCGTCTGATGTTTTTAGGTTTAGCCATTATTCTGACTCTCCTTTCCTTAGATTATAGGGATCGCACCCTTACTAACTCAAACTACCATATTTAAGTGTTAATGGACCAGAACCAGTTACACTCATTGTAAACGATACAACTGAGTTATTATCAGTTGTCCATTCATATGAATCAATAAAACAAGCAGCTTCTGGATCTGTTGTAAGATCCATTGTATAATAGCTTGTAGAATCAATCCAGAATTCAAGTGTGCTTAGTTCTGTGCCTTCTTCTGCTGATTGGACGAGCAATTGCTGATTAGCATCATCTACATCCAAATGACCAGCAAATGATCCCTTCCAATTTCCCATTCCGGATTTAAATTTTGCTAATACATCACCAAACGATGTGATATCAATGACATCACGACCATAAGTTACAGTCATTGATGTCATTCTTGCTACAACTGTTCCACTAATAGCAATTCGTGCATTACGACCAAGTTTTGTTGCCATATTATTGTCTCCTATTTTTCTTGAGTATAAAAAACTTGAATTTCTATTGTAAAATATGCTCTTTCTTTTTCTATTCCTCCTGCGAATACTTCAACATTCCCCAGATTTGTATCATTAGTATATGTCCAATCAGTTGACATTAAAAATTTTTCGATATCTTCAATTAATTCATATAATGGAGTAAAATTATCGTAAGAAATTTGTTGAACACCATAAATTACGATATTAAGAGTTCTTAATCTGTAATTATCCAATCCTTGTTCTGGTAAGTCATCACTACTTAATATATATCCAATTGTTGGATATGTGCTTATAGAATCAAAATCAGCAATTCCATTAACACAATTAATAATTGATGTTGTGTATGATGTAGAAGCCCCAGTCATATGGTCTAAAAAATCTTCTTTTAATTTATTTAAAATAGTATCTCTCATCTATTCAGCTCCTTTATAATAGCATCTTGAATCATTCTCGCTCCTCCTTCTTTTGTATTATCTAGTGCTCTTGATAAATATGGTCTTGCTGGAATGGTAACAGACGGTGTAAATATTGTCATATCAGTAACACCAATTTCTTTTTTTCTAACTTTTTTATATCTTTCTTTTCCAAATGTAAATATTTTCATATCGGTATTACCAATTCTTTTTTTTCTAACTTTTTTATATGTTTCTTCTCTGTTTGGTGTAATTCTCCAAGACCATTTTTTACTTAATAATAAGCTTCTATTAGATAATTTAAATATCAAATATTTTCCTTTCTTAGCAGTAATTTTAGCACCGAATTCATGAACAGGGGCATAAATTACTTTAGAACCAACTGTTCCTTCTAATACATCACCAACTTTTTTTACACCAGATCGTTTTATAGACTTGCGCAATCTTCCAGTTTTATTATTAATAGAATTCGGCATACCAAATATTGATTGTGCTTCAGTAACCAACCTTGTTAAATATTCTTTAAGTCCATTTCGTGATCCATTAATAAATAATTGAGGCCATCTATAAACAACTTGACTTAAATTAGATTGGAATTTAAATTTTATCATTAATGCGCTCTCATCGCACGATATCTTGAAAGAATTCTAAATGTAGAAGAAAGATATCCTTGATCAAAATACAACGCAGACCCATCAGATAAAGATTTATTAGCAACATCAAAGTCTTTTCTTCTTTTATATTTCTTTAAAATTTCCTCAATAGCGCATTGTTTTAAATCTAATGGAATTTCAGTATATCCTCCATTATAAGATACTTTATAATTTGATAAACCCGCTGACCATATATCCTTATATAAAATATAATTTGAATTAACAAGATAATCATCACTTGATATTTCAGATGATGCTGACCAAACCCAATCAGGATCTTCATAAATACTGGCGACAGAATTAATTGGAGTATTTTTAACGAATAAATATCTGCTTCCATTTCCATCTACATACTCCACATAATCATCAGCTAAAAAACTATCTATTCCGCAATAATTTTGAAAATCATAAGTTACTCTTTCAATAAGCGTTTCGATAAGATCGTCATCTTCTGCTTGACTTCCGGTAAAACCATAAAATTCTTTTATTTCTTCAAGAGAACAAAGATTATTTGCCGCCATATTTTTACCTCTTTTTAGTGTGGAGTAAAACCGAAGCTTTACTCCACACTTTTTTTAATTAAGCACTCTTAATTTGAGCGAACATTGACTCAAAGATAGGAGCACCAGCTAAACGACAGTAATAACGGAACATTACTTGATTCTGTTTGAATGAAGTTCCATCGTATGGATTCATTTCAATACCAGTTGGCAGCATACGAATTGCCATCGCGTAATTCTGTAGACTACCAAAGCAACAATAACCAGCTGCTGTAGAATCGGTTCCAGAAATTGCCGCGACTTCTTCAACAGGATATCCAGCAAGAGCCTGAGCTGGTGTTCCATATAGATAACTAACTAATGGTGTTCCAGCTGTGCCGGTTGTAAGAACTTGGATATAAGGTTGAATTTCTT